ATTATCCTCCTTTGCTATCTTAATTGTTCTAATGCCTTTTGCACTATCAACTAAGAACTTTATCATTGTGGTTTTTTCTGAATCATTTTTTTCAACAAATCCAATATTTTTCATTTCTTCTCCAGAGACTGGGCTAATCTCTGTTTCGTTTTGAGAGACTGTAACAATACCAGACTCTGAATCCCAAAATACATTTTCAACAATAGTATTTGCTGATGAACCAGTTAGTGTATCTACACCGTCAACTTTTTCAACTGACATAATATTTGCAAACTGATTTGCAGGGGAATCAACAAGACTCAACTCTATCAAATCATATTCCTTAATAACTCTAATTGTCTTATCTGCTTTTTCATCATAAGCATCGTCCCACTTGTTCATTCTTCCACCAATAGAAAAACCAGTATAAGTTCCATCTAGAACTTTTTCCCATGCATCTTGTGCACCTTTAGAAATATATGCTGAAACAAAAACACCCTTATAAAACTTCTTTGATTCTGGATCAAAATACTTTTCTTCTTTAAATGAAACCATTTTGCCTACTGCTGATGGCTGATGCATTTCTCTAATGTTTCCACGGAACTTTGCAAATGCTGCCATAGATGCCTCTGTTGTTACAATATCATCTTGCTTATCTAGATTGTCTAGAGACGCAAAACCAGAAACAATACGACGGCCTTCATCAACCTTTGTGAGAGGCATGGATAAGCGAACTTTGTCGCCATCAGTGGTCCAGTGTGCTTTATTTATATTCATAGCGTTTCTATTATACCAAACCTTTTATAACTTTTCTTAATTATTGAGACGATCTGCCTTCACCCTGTGCATTGCGACCACTTGTAGTTGCAGGACCATCTGACTGACTATTTGCTCTTTCTGAATCTCTTGATCTGTTGCTAGCAAGGTTTGCTGCAGCATCTGTTGCCTGTCTTGCAGACATAACAAATGGAGCATCTCCGTCTGGATGTTGAGGAAGACCAATAGCTTCACGAGCTTCGTTTGGCATCATGACCTGAGTTTTTACATATCTCTCAAGAATCTGTGACTGAGTAATTTCATCAGTTAGTGTGAGTTCATTAAACCTAAGTTCAAGAATATCTGTCTTTTCCTTGATGATTTTGCTAATGACTTTATTTAGGTGTCCTTGAGCTGGACGAGATACCTGCTCTTTAAATGTTCTATCTTGTGCAATTGATGCTGCGATTGCTGCTGAATCAGTACCGCCAAGTTTTGAAATTGGAACCTGATGTGCAACAAGAATGTCATCACGATTTTGCTTACGATACTCTTTAAATGAGCCATCTTGAATACCATTCTCAATTGGCTTCATATCAAATTCAACCTTATTTTGATCTGTATCACCAGGAAGTGGTATGTAAAGAGTTCTGTGTGACTGAGCCTTAAGTCCTGTCTGCAAGAAACGGAACATCTTATCTTCTGCCTCTCCAGATAGCTTTGCACCCTTAAGTGTTACGACATATCGTGGAACAGCTTTGTTTTCAAAGTAATCAATATTGTATTGTGATGCAAGTTGATCACCAATCAATGATGGTAGTGCTGCAATAATGTCAGGGATTCCATAATATGTATTTAGTGGAGAATATTCTTTAATATGAATAATTTCATTTGGACGTGGATCATTTGTTACTGGGTTAGCATTCTTTGCACCAAAGTTTCTAAAGTAAACAATTTTTTGTCCAATAATTTGCATGTATCCATCACGCAAACGACGTACACGAACAGTAGTTGATGGTATATGACCAATGTATCCAATATCTCCGTTAACAGTGCGACCTACCTCAATGTATCCATTTCCAGTAGACTCAACATCTGTGTAAACCTTTTCCATTGTCTTAGTAAAAGAATCATCATCATTAAGGTTTTCTAACCAGTCACGCATTTCAAGCTTCATTCTTTCAATACGCTTACGAGCACGACTAACTGCCATCTCATCATCTTTATTTTCAAGACTTAGCATTGTACGATCTGTTACTTCAAATGAATAACCAAGTCCAACAATATTAGCTACCTTAGCATCAATAGCAGCATGGTTAGCAAATGACGTATCATAAAAATTTGCAAGTTCATAAAGATTGTATGGTGGAGTAATTACATCATAAATTCCATATCCATTACGATATACAGTACCAGGATTTATAGCTTTTGATCCAGCATCTACACCTGCAGGATTTGCATTTGCTGAGTCAAGATATGCGGGATTATTTATATCTAGTGCTTTACCAATATTTCTTGCAGTTCTTCTACGAAAGTTTTGATCTAGTCCAGCATAATCTTTTAGAATATCCCAAGACTTATTAAATGGATCTTGCTCTTTAAATGGATTTTCTTTTTCGGCTTGTGTATTTAAGCTTGCAGAAATATATGTATAGTCTTGATCGTTACTCATCAAATGCTTCTTTCCCGTGAGTCTTAAGAGTCTGTTGTGCTGCATGCCATGCACCTAAATCATTTCTTGATGGAATCAAACCATTTACCATACGATCAAGTTGCTCTGAGTGCTCTTCTTCACTAATTCTGGTTAAACCTGGAACAAACACTGCTTCGCCATCGCCTGGATCTCCAAAATGTCTTGCTGCATTCTTTAGCTCTGTAATTTTTGAAAGATCACCACGCATGGACTCAATGTTAAGAACACTGCCTTCTCCATCTGTAAACCACTTTCCAGAAGCCTTTTTATAAACATATAGGCCCCAATCATAGTTCTTCTCAATGACCTTTTTTCTGACATTACCTACAATAGGCAAGCCAGTCTTTTGATTAATTAGCGGATTATTTGTTGTACTCATAACCACAAGTATACCATAATGATGTTAGAGTGAACCACAGTTAACCATTAATATAGTTTAATCTCACAGGCGTCTGTTGAGCAATAAGCTTCACCTTCAGCCTCAAGATTTTCAACACCATCATAAATAGCAGACCAGTCAATCTTGCCAATCTTGCCAACATATGCGTTATATTCTTCTCTCGTGATTTCACTATATGGTTGCTGAGGATATGTCTGATTTCCCATTGGAAGGAATGAGACTGCCTTAAGCTGTCCCTCATACATATTAAGTGCTGGAGCAACAAACTGCTTTTCAGTTTCCTTATCAAATGAGAGTGTTACAGAAACACCATTATCTGACCAGTACTTTTGAGCAGTTGCTGCCAAACCAATCTTTTCAAATAGGCTTACCTGCTTCTCAGCACGTCTATGTCCAGATGCAACTGGGAAGTAAACTACTTGTGTATTTGCTGATACTAGGTCTGGTTCAATTTTATATCCCGCTGCTTTAAACAAATGAAGCATTGGATCAGTATTTCCAAAACGAATAGCACGTAGGTAGAACTCTCCACCAGGACCCCAGTGAACTCCAGGTGTAGCACCAGAAAGAAGTGATACTGATCCTGATGGCTTAACAGTTGTTACACGAACTGATTCACGAACACATAGCCATTCCGAATACTTGTGATCATAATGACGAATTTTATTGTATCCTTCATCCATCCACTCACGAGTTGTTGGAAGACCATGTTCATCTGCAAATGCAGCAATACCTGTAAGAGATGTGCCAATACGACGGTTTCTTTGCATGATACCGTTTGTTTGTTGCCAATGAGTTGGCATAAGCGTTACAGTCTTTCCATAAAGGTAAGCAAACTTCAATGTCTTGAGGAAGTCCTCCTTGGATTCATGACGATTAAGATGTACTTCTACAAGTGTACATAATTCGTAACTTTCCAATGGCTGCTCCGCACAAGGATTGAATCCCATAATACGGGAATCCTTATAATCAGGTGCATCTGCAAGACGGCCATAGTCTCTTGCAACATCAAGCCAAATAAAACCTGGCTCTCCATTATCTGCAATTAAATCTACATAATCTTCATACTTTGTTCCAACTGTTGCCGAAATAGAATTGTTAGACATCCATGCCCAACCTGGTTTTTCTGGATCATATGAATTTCTTTCAGGAAATACTTCTGGATTCTTAAGATTAATAAAACCATCATCTTCTGGTGTACCTAGAGCAAGGGTAGCAGAACGACGAACATTTCCAGAAACAACGCAGGTACCAATAAGATTTACTATATCTACAATAGCACGGCTATCAAGGGCTTCACCTACTCTAGAACCGATTACATTGCGAATGCGTGTATGGAGATCAATAAGTGGTGCTGGACCGCTTGCAACGCCTCCAAAGCCCTTAATAGGGGCTCCTAGAGGACGGATA